CTCGCCAAGGGATTGATTACCCAAGGATCAACGGGATTGTGGCCGGCCTCTTTCGCGATTGCGCCTAGCACGCACCAACAAGCTGGCTTTCGAGGTGCAACCAAGTCGCCGTTATGGCATCCGGATGCGGTTCTGCTGAACGCACCCTGCGTCCAATTGCCTTCTGGCTCAACGCGGTCAGCCGCGCGCTCCAGCACGTCAGCTACGGATAGCGCCGTATGTCCCACCTCTCCGGTGGGGTTGGTGTTGCGTGTCACAGCATGATCTCTTTGGCGGCGTCGCGAAGGGCGCGGCGAGCGTCGGGGGAAAGCCAATTGTCTTTGCTGGCGGCAATGTCGCGCATACGCTTGGCGATCCTCCGCCGCTCACTCGCCACAGCTGCTTTGATGACCTTGGCCGTCTTTTCGTCAATTGCCACCGTTTCCACTCCCTAATGCGTTAAGCGCGATGGTGCGCAGCTCGACAGCGAGGGCTTGTGTGCGGCCTTCAAGCTTGTCGGCTATGATGCGGTGTCCGGCTTCAAGGCGCTCGATTTTGGCCGAGCGCCGAGCGCGGTGTGCCGCCTGCTTCTGAGCGTTGGTTAGCGGCATTATAGAGGGTCACGCATACCGAGTGCCCGGCGCACTTCTGACCGCCAGCCTAATAAAACCTGTTGAACAATAGTCGCATCAGACATGCCGAGACTGTCCCGAGAGCAGATAAACGTGGTGAGATTGCGCTCTGTTAAATGCAGCGCATCCCGATATTTACTGCGACCCATCACACCCCCTGAACCTTAGAGCGCGCAACGGGCAACCACCGGCCAGCAAGGTTGCTGTAATAGAAGAACTTGCCGTTAGTCTGCTTGACTTCGAAGGTCCGGTTGCCGAGCTGGTAGGTCATTATCGTCTCCTTGCTGTGAGAACGGGGTTACGGCACTCCCGTTCCGCCGTCAAGCAGATTACGTAATTATTTCTCCACCGCCACACTCGCCATCAACGCCAGCCGATCAATGATCCGATGTGCTCGGTAATATCGGTCATCAGCCTTTTCTTCCGATCCACCGTGATCGTGACGCATTTCGCGCAAATTTCCCACTTCCTCGCGGAGCCAAGCCACATCGTCGGCGGTGATGGGTGCAGTCATGCCGCTTCACCATTCCGCCGACGGGCCTCGTCCATCAACTCGTTCATGGTGCAGCCGATCCAAGTAGACAGAACGTGGGCGCAGCGATCAGTCCAATGCGCGCGCTCAGGCTCCGTCATCTCACGATTACTGGTCGAGCGGGCCTTGAACACCTTGACACCGCTTGGCGTGGTAAACTCGACACCTAATTTGAGCCGACGTTTCAACTCGTCGTGTAGCAAGTCACTGTCCCATGGCTGCCCTGTCATGTCTGTGAGTGCGGTCGCAGCGGCGTCCAACATTAGCCAATAAAAGGCGCGTCGACGCTGATTAGCACCGCTCTTCTTGATTTCGATGCGGCACTGGATACCGTTAACCGCTTTCATGGCGTTGCGGGCGGCATCGTTTACGGGCACTAGGGAGCCGAACCTGCCGGTGGCGAGCAAGGGGGCGGTATCAGCCACTGGCTCGCTCCCGCATGGCCTGCTCGATCTGCACTCGACGTGGGCTAGCAGCTATAAAGGCGCGGATAAGCGCCTCCACGTCCCTGCCCCGCCAGAATGTGCGCTCGCCGGTATGTTGGCATTGGTGACACTCCTTGCAAAGCGATACGGTGCGCCAGTCGTCCGGTTTTTGACCCATGCCAGCACCCGATCCGATGCGGACGTGCGCGACCTCAATTGCAGTCATCGACCCGCACACCGAACAGGCGTGACCACGAACGAACGTGCAATGAGCCTGCGACCGCCAGCGGGTGGCGCGTTTCGGCTTTTTGGCAATGCGAGCTGGCAGCACTAGCCTAGCCTCGCGCGCAGACGATTAGCAGTCCGAACCGGAATGCCAGCGCGCCATGCCGCCTCCTTAAGGCAGCGTGATACAGCAAGGCACTCGGCAAGACGCTGCGCCTTGTCCCCAGCTTTACGGGAACGTGCCGCGTTGGGGATGGCCCAGCCGCTCATGCCGCTTTCCGATAGCGTAAAGTGAGGTCAGCAACCGTCGCTTCGACCTCAGCCAGAAACTCGATAGCCGCGGCCTCGATTTCGGCGATCAGCTTAAGGTCAGCATTGACGCGCGTAATGTGGAGCTGCATTTCGACCGGCAATCTCGGGTCATAAGACACGAAGTCGCACCACGCCCGCCCGGTGCAGGCCATCTGAAATTGCATCTGCTTGATGTACTTGTCAGCAATCGGGGCGCCGCGAAGCGTGGCGATATGGGTTGCCGTGTTCGGGCACTTGATCTCCACCAGCCCGCCGTCGCCTACAAGGCCATCCGGCGACGCGCCCGCCATGTCGATCGCCGGGTGAGGCACGAAACCCTCCTCAACTACAACCAGCCCGCGTTCAAAGCTGTAGCACTCGCGAGCGTTTGGCTCCTGGTCCGTGCCCCACTGCATCGCGGCGTTGCTAAAGCCCGCCTCGCGGGTGCCCGTAAGACGCTCAATGACAAGCTGCGACAGGTAGGCGTCGCGCCCCGCCCCCCAACCCGTCTTGGTGCGCGCCATCATATCCGCGATGCGGCTGGCAGTCACCTTACCCGCACGGGCGGCAAACCAATCGTCGGTGAGCTGTTCCATCATAGCACCTCCATCAAGAGGTGGCCGTCGTCGTCAGCCTTGTGCTCATACTCGCCGCCCGCTTCCTCAGGAAAGAAGCAGTCTATTGGTTTGTCGTTGAATGCGGCCTTATAGCACCAGCCGAACCCGCCAGTTTTGATAATGCCAATGCTGGCGAGCGCGCCGAAAAGGCCATCGGTATCAATTTGTTCGACTTGCCGAATGCGATAAAACAGGAAGTCGGCGTCTTTGCGGGCACCATCTTTATAGAGCAGCCCGCCAGTGAGCGCGACGTGGCAGCCATAATCCGGAGCGATAGTCTCAATCTGGCGGCTGAGCGCGATAGCTTCTGCCTGAGTCCAAGCGTCCATCATGCGGCCTCCTGCTGTGCGACAGCGCCTTCTTTCGCTACCTTCTCAAGCAGCTTCTTGTTGAGCATCGCACGAGCATGATCAAACCGGCTGGCAGGTAACTCGGGAAGGCTGCTGATCTTGTAGTAGGTACAGAAGCCTTTCATGTCGGCGCCGGACTGGCTGGCGAGCGTTAGAAGAATGTTGCGCTGATCGTCGTTGATACGGTTAGCCGCGGGCTCCTGCCGCGACCCGCGCTGACTGGCAGCGTTGCCGTCGTCATCCTCAGGGCAGACGCCAACAACCGCCGCCAGAGCATAGCGCCGGGCATAGGTGACTGCCGAACCATAGCCCTGCGCATCTACCTTCGAAAGCGGAATGGATAGTGTGCCACGCATCCATTCGCCGCTCTCATGGGTAAGCTGCGTAGTCATGGTCATGCGGTTCTCGATCATCTCGCCGGGAAATTGCACGACACTCAGGCCGTTGGTCGTCAGCGGCTCGCGGCACGCTTCCCAAACGGCGGTCAGGTCGGCGTATTTCATCGACTTGCCGTCGCGCTTGAACGCAGGGTTTTCGGCGTCCTTCTTGGCGCCCTCCACAATGCCTTGGACCTGCACCAGAGCCGCGGCGAGTTTGGCGATAGTGGGTGATTGCTCAATCATGCAAAAATCCTCAATGCGAGATATGCGATTGCGAAAATGGCGATCCACAGCAGCAGCGAATGCCACCAAGGCTCGGCAGGTGCTTCGAACGGTGCCGATGCGTTATCCGCCTGCCATGCAGATACCGGAGCTTCCCAAGTGTTGTTCTTGCCGTGGAGAACGGGCGTATGGATGACGCGGTGAGTGCGGGTGGTGATCATGCGACCGCTTCTTCCCGCCGACGTTTGATGTCGGCAGAGACGTTGCGAGCCATGTCATCGTAGGCAGCAGCTTGCGTCGGCCCAAAACCCGCGATGCTCTCTTGCAGGTTTTCGAAGCCCGGCCGGAAAGCCATCCACATGTTGCCGTCCATCATGAACCGCGTATCAGTAGCTGACGGCCCCCCATGCTGCTCACAACAATAGCCCATGGCGAGCGGTGGGCGTGTGTGCGGCCCATGCCAAAGCCCTAGGAACGGAGCCTTAAACTGCTCGCCATATGCTGGCTGGCCGCATGTTCCAGCGGGACTGCCCCCTTGAAACATCGCCACGCTGCATTTGCCCTCTATGCCAGCGGCAAGGCCAAAGCGACGCGCGTTCACTTGCCCATTCCCCATGCTGCCGGATCAATCTGACGGGCGGTAGTGGTGATGGCCCGCAGCGGCGCGATGTCGGAAACGTCGGGCGTCGGAGCGCAACTTGGGCACCATCCGTAGATCGTCACGCCATCGCAACCGCTGCAATGCGTACCAGCCTCGTAGCCAGCTGCTAGCTCACGGGCGCGGTTCTCGGCTTGGTTGAACCGAGTCTGTGCTGCTGCTTGTTCGAACAGGCGTTCCAGCCGTTCGGTGTCGAGGGACTTGGCGTTTGCCGTGTCGGGGGTGAAGGGCGCGCTCATGCTGCGTCCTCCGTCTGGCGAGTGCAGTATCCGCAGGGCGGGCTGATGTGGCAGGAGCAACCGTCCGCATCCTCCGCCTCGTCCATAAGTCGGTCGCGCTCGGCTTCCATGCGCCGGCCGCCTTCGGTCTCCGCATAGCGCGTTGCACCTTCGGGAATGCTGCGCGCCACGAACCGGTCGTAGTCGCGCGCTTCCGGGGTCATGCCGTGCCAAATGCGCAACATGTAATCCCGTTTGCTCTCGCCCTCACGGCGGGGACCGGCGCTCATGCGGCTTCTGCCATGTTGAGCGTGATGATCTCGCCAGCACCGGGCAGCGTCACATCCGGGGTGCGGTCCGCCTTTGCCTGCGAGACGGCCTTGAACAGCGCCTCACGCACGTTCTGTTCATGCGCCATCTGGCAAGCGATGCCGCTGCGCGCGAACCCACGCCAATGCACGGTCGCGCTGTAGTGCTTGCGCTCGTTGCCGTCGTCATCGCTGTGAATGCTGACGCTAACGGCGACGGTGGTCAGGTCATTGTCGCGAGCGATCTGCTCAAGCGCTTCTTCGATGCGTGCCATCGTGCCATCTCCGTCCCAGCGGTGCGCCGGGTGTGAAGGCGGTATGAAGCCAGCCGCTTAAGGATGCAACAACAAAATGCGGCTTGAAGCAAAATAATGCACACGCTATACCGCGGCCATGAATGCACCCCTCACCCCCGCCGCCGTGCGTGATCGCGCTACCAAGGCGCACACGTCAATCAACAAATTGATGGCGCGAGCCGGCTTGCCCAACTCCACGTTCTGGCGATGGGAGAAGGGTGCGATCGTCAACCCCCATCCGGTTACCTTGCAGAAGCTAAGCGACGCCTTGGGTGCTATCGAAGCGGAGCGCGCAGCATGAACGGATGGCAGCCAATCGAGACAGCGCCGCGCGACGGGACGCCTGTTCTTGCTTGGTTTCAGGGAAGCGCAGTCGTGGCATTCCTAAATCCGAGAACTGGTCGTTGGGATGATGGCGATTTCTATGACGACCTCGGCTCTCCGTCCCACTGGATGCCGATACCCCCAGCACCGGAGACAGCATGACCCCACTTCAAGCTCTCGCTCTGTCCGCAGGGTATCTCACCATCAGCTTCTTGGCGGCGTGGATGCTGTGCCTCCTGTTTCGGGCAGCGGCTCCCTGCGACACATCCGACGACCAGCGAGGTATAAGCGAATGATCGCCGCCCCTGCCCGCATTGACCGCAACTGGCGCGGTGAGATCGTCCGCGTTCAACCCTTCGCGTATCACGTCGTGTTCAGCAGCGATGCTCGTCGGGTGCCGGATCGTGTCGCGAAAGTACCGCTCCTGTGAGCCCGCAGCAACACGACATTATCGATCTGTTGCGCGGCCGTCGGCGGTACACCTCGGCAATCGAAATCCGCGACACGGTTACACCTGGAGCAAGCGTGAAGGTGATACACGTTGCTGTGTCACGTATGCGGGCAGAGCTAGGCAACAGGATTGACCTGTCCAGCACAGCGGACGGCTATCGGCTTGAGCGATACGACGGCCCTACGCGCCTTGCTGGCGTGCCTATTGCGTCGATCCTCGCAGAGTTGCGAGAGCGTGGCGTCGGGCTGGTGCCAGCATGAACCGCTGGACTGCTTCCATGGATGCCGCGCTGTCAGCCGGGCTCGCCAAAGGCCTCACGCTTGAAGCTATCGCATCCCAGCTCGGCATGAGCAAAAACGCTGTTCTAGGCCGTAAGCATCGTCTGTTTGGGAAGGGACCAGCGCCGCGCCGATCGCCGGTGCGTCCTACCAAGCAGGAGCCGTCACAAGCACCCGTCAACCGCGACCCATGCTGGCGCTGTGGTGTACGTGCTGATTTTGGCTGTGTGCACAGTAGGGATGTGGCGTGACGTTTGAATTGCCTATGCCGCCGAGCGTGAATGCGATGTTCGCGACCGACTGGAAAACAAAACGCCGTTTCGTTTCCAAGTCCTATGCGACGTGGAAAGAAAACGCCAGAAACTTGCTAGGTGCGCAGTATGCCGCCTATGGCTCGCCCGCCGTCCACAAGCCGGTCTCGCTGACGATCAAGCTGGGACTCAACTATCAGTCGGACATAGCGAACAGGGAAAAGGCGCTTACTGACATGCTGGTGGCTACTCTCGACATGCCGGATGATCGGTACATCGACCGCATTGTCATTGAGCGGGACCAATCCATCACTGGTGCACTGGTAACGGTGGAAGGTTCGTTTGTCGGGCTTGCGACTATCGCGGACTAGTGTATGTTGGCGGGCGAGGGGAGCTTCTTGCCGGTTGCTCCACCCCGCCAACGGCTGATAAGGAGCCTCGCCTGTGACTGATATACCCGCCGAAAGACTCCTGCGCAAGAAGGAAGAGCCGTTTAGACGGAGCTTGTTCACGGAAGATCAGCGGTATGGCGAAGCGCGTTCGATTGGAGAAATCATCAAGCCGATCCTCTCCAGGTTGGCTAAAGACATCGTATGAGCCGGTGGTTTCGCTTGTACGACGAACTTCTGGACGATCCCAAGGTTCAACGCTTGAGCGGCGATGACTTCAAAGCATGGATTAACCTGCTTTGCCTTGCCTCTCGCAAGGAGGGCAGCCTACCGCCAGAAATGGACATCGCGTTCGCTCTTCGCGTGGATGCAAAAAAGGGCTCTGCAATCGTTGCGAGGCTCGTTTCCGCGGGACTGTTTGATGACGATGGTGGTCGTTTCGTCCCGCATGGGTGGAACACCCGCCAATATAAATCGGACGTTTCAACTGGCAGAGTGAAACGTTTCAGGGAACGTTCCAAAACCGTTGCCGCAACGCCACCAGATACAGAGGCAGAGACAGAAGTTGCGTTAGCTAAAGCTAACGCGTCAGAGAACGATGCTGACAAGCAGTTCTGGGACGGGGCAAAAGCCTATCTCGGGAAGGGGAAGGCCAGCTTAATCGGCCAATGGGTGGGCAGGCATGGCCGCGAGGCGACTGCCGCCGCAATCGCCGCGGCGCAGGTCGAGAGGGCCGTTGATCCAGTAGCCTTTATCCAGGGGCGGTTTCGCAAAATAGCTGCACCTGTCGAAGGCCCGCTGTGTTGAGCATCGGCGAACAACTCGCTGTGGCGAAGATCACGCTTCGGTCGCATGGGCAAGGCGAGCATCGCGCCACCTGTCCCGAATGCTCACCGAAGCGGAAAAAGAAAACGGAGCGCTGCTTGGCAGTGCTGATCGATGCCGATGGGGTAGCTTGGTTCTGTCACCATTGCCAACAATCTGGAGGAAGCCGTGGAGTTGAAGAAGCCGCACGCCGATTGGCTGGACGCTCGCGGGATCGATCCGACGCTGGCGGAAAAATTCGGGCTGTGCACCGTGCAGCGTGCCGGCCGCAACTGGTTGGCGGTGCCCTATCTGGAACAGGGCCGCACCGTGAACCACAAGTACCGGGTCACGTCGGAAGCGCACGCCTACCAGATGGACGAGGATGCGCCACTAACGTTGTGGAACCACGATATACTCCTGGACGAGTCTTTGGCTCCGCAGCCGTTGATTGTGACGGAGGGGGAATGGGACGCTCTGGCAGTCCTTATGTCCGGCAAGCGGCGGGTCGTGTCGATCCCCAACGGCGCCCCGCAGAAGTCGTCCGATGATGAGGGGTTGGTTGAAGGCAAACGCTATCAGTGGTTCTGGCGTTGCGAGCCGGTGCTATCCAAGGTCGACAAGGTGATCCTGTGCGTCGACAACGACGAGGCCGGGCGGGCGCTCGCGGCGGACTTGTGCCGGTTGTTCGGTCCGGAACGGTGCATGTTCGTCACCTATCCTGAGTTCTGCAAGGACGCAGGCGACGTGCTCAAGCTGCATGGCCCCGCGGCTCTGTCGCAGATGCTGGACGAGGCCAAGCCGTATCCGATCAAGGGTCTCTATACGGTTAGCGACTTTCCCGAGCGTGCCGAGATGGTCGCGTGGCCCACTGGGATCGAAGCTCTTGATCCGATGATGTCCATTGTGCCCGGCACCCTGACGGTGTTCACTGGCTACGCTAATATGGGCAAGTCCACGGTCATGAACGCGGTGGTTGGGCATCTGATCCGTCACAACGTGCCGGTGTGTATTGCCTCTTTTGAGACGGACGTAAAGCCGATCTTGCGGGACCACCTGTGCGCTTCGGTAGCGCAATGTTCGCTTCATGACGCGCGCACTAAGCCTATGCCGGCGGTCGATGCCATGATCGAGGATAACGTCCGCATTATCACGCAGTTGGTGGACGAGGACGAGGAAATGGACCTCGACTTTTTCCTTGATCTTTGTCGTACCGCGGTGATGCGCGACGGCGTGAAGTTTGTGCTTCTCGACCCGTGGAATGAGCTTGAACACAAACGTCGCCGAGACGAAACGGAGACAGACTATATCAGCCGCGCATTGCGGGCTATCAAGAAGTTCGCCAAGCAGTATCAGGTGGCGTTCTGGATTGTGGCGCATCCGACCAAGCCGGCTGATGGCCAAGCCAAGGTGCCCGGTCTGCTTAACATCAGCGGTTCTGCAAATTGGGCTAACAAGGCGGATTACGGCCTGACGTACCATCGCGCCCGACCTGACGAAAACCGCGCTGAATTGAGAGTGACAAAAGTCCGCATGGGCTTGCCAGGCCAGAAAGGTAGTGCAATCGTCACGTTCGATCATCGCAACAGTAGTTTCCGGTTGGAGGATGCAGCGTGAAAGCCCAGCGCAACGAGCACCGGAGTGATGCGGCATGAGGGAGACAGGTCAGACATTCCCTGTCGACACGTTAGCACAGATGGCGGCGATTCCGCCGGAGGTGCTGCCCCGCTTTCTGGTAGAATTGCCTGGCCTGCTGGCGGAGGTGCGCCGCGTGTCGGGTGTGACGGCATCGTTCAACGAAGCGTTTTCCGGCAAACTGCTGATGCGGCCGGTGCAGGGTGTAGAGTGGACCGACGACGATAAGGGAGAGGCAACTGTTACGGTTGAGATTGGTGATACCGGCGAGACAGTTTCAGCCACCCGAAAGATCGTCGCATGACATGCGCAACACCGGCAAGCAGCCTCCCCATGAGCTGGTCGATGTCAAATATCGTTGCGGCCACGTCAGCCGCGGCATCAACCCAGAGCATCGACGGTGGAAGCCAGACCCCAAGTTCCCGCCTGAATGGGAGTGGGACGTGGTGGATTGGCAGCCGTCGAAGTGATGCCGGATGTTTAGAATTGTCATTTTCTCTTGCTAAGGAGAATATTTATGCAAATGGGCAATAACACTCGTGGCAATATAACGCCGCGCCAAGACTATCATGCTGGCATCACAGCGCTCCATCGAGCGATCCAGATGCATGAGAAGCATATGAACGGCACGTTGCCGACCACTGGCGCGGCTGGTGCACATTCGCAAATGCAGATGATGATGCTGATGAAGGACGCCTATACTCGTATAACTAGAAGCGTAAAATGACAATACTTTATAGCGGTTTATTCTTACTCTCTAAATCAAGTGCAAGGGTATTCCGATTAGTCAGTGGCAGCCTTCAAAGTGATGGCGCGTGGCTATCGCCACCGGGCTTTTGCGGTTTCGCCGTCGAGCCGTTCCATCTCGCCCCTCCGGGCTTCAACCCCTCGCGCATGGAGAGTGACAATGCGGTACTTCGTTGATTGTGAGTTCGACGGCCACAATGGCCCGCTGCTCAGCATGGCACTTGTTCCAGAGGACGGGACGAGCATCCACATCGAAACGCTTGTGGACGCTGCTGATCCTTGGGTGAAGGCGAATGTCGTCCCCTTGATGGCAGAGCACAATGCCGAAAGCATGGCGGTGGTGCCGGTCAACGAGGTCGGCCGTGAAATCCGCAACTTCATCGGAGACGATCCAGCGCCCGTGATCGTGGCGGACAGCCCGGTGGACATCGCGCGCTTCTGCCAAGCCGTCAGCACTGGCGACGATGGCGGTTATGCTCCCTGCATGGCTCCCCGCCTGTCATTCGAGGTGCATGACATCGACTGCTACCCGACCACTCTGCCCGGTGCTGTCCAGCATAACGCCTGGTGGGATGCTATGGCGCTTCGCGAGAAGCTAGCCGCGTGACCCGCGATAGGGATGAGCACCCAGCGGGCGAAGACGCGCAGCGGCTGAGTGGCGAAGCCATGCCAGCCCGGGCCCGCGAGGGCATCGCCCACACCCGCACAGCATCGGAGAACCCCTCATGACCCTCATAACCTGGGGAGAGCCCGCATGACCGAGATCGACTGGAGCAAGCCGATTGAGGCGGTGCATAAGGATGGGCGGGTTGTGCCCATGAAGTTGCGGTACACGACAGCGTCACTTACAGGGCCGACAAGGTTCACAGAAGAGGCGCCCGATTCCTGTACCTCAAATGATGCGTGGAGTGAGGATGGAAGCGACTGGTGCCATTTAAAGCAATGGCATATCCGCAACGTCCAGCCCGCCACCCCCTCCCCCAATCTCAAGCTATACCAAGAGATGGTAGAGCTGGTGAAGCGGATGGCGTCAGCGCAGGTGCTGGTTTGGAAGGATTGCGTTACTGCACAGGCCCTCGCCAAGCGCCTAAAGTTTGAAGATGCCGATCTGATCGAAGCCCGGAAGGTCGTCATTAACGTTTGTGAGGATGGGGACTGGTCGGGCATCTGGAAAGGCGAGGTCGAGGACGGCAAGCAGGATGACAACGATTTGGTCATGTGCGCGCTCGCCGGCATAAAGCGCGGCAAGGCCCTCGCATCACAAGAGGGGCAGGCATGAGGTGGGCGTTCTGGCGGAAGCCGAAGCCGGTACATATCGGCTCAAATTCTGTCGATTGGAGGCCGGGCGACATAGCCGAATGCGTTCAAGCCTCGTGGCTTTATGTTTATGCCCCGAAGCAGCCGCAGGTCGGCACTCGCGCCATGGTTGCGGATGTGGTCTACGGCAACGTGTACGGGCAGCCCAGATATACCATGTTCGGACTGAGCCTCATCGGCTTTGAAGGGCAATGGCAAGCCGATTTCTTTCGCAAAATCGTGCTGCCGGAAACTGAAGCCGATCGCAAAGTCGGACGGCGTGAGCCAACGCACTGTCGGGAGGACGCATGACCCGTACCCTATCCCCTTGGCAACGCTTCTGGCGATGGAGGCAGATATGAGTGGGCGCAACAACGCTCCGCGCGGTCTGACTGCTGCCGCAGGTGGGTGGCTGCTCCATGATGCCGCCGCTTCGCCCACGCTTACTGGCCAAGATTGGGCGCTTAGAACGCTGGTGTTAATGCTCGCGATCTGCTTGATAGTGCTGGCGATGGTGAACACGAAGGATTCTGTATGACCCAAGCAATCCTTTTTATTTTAGCGTACGCCGCTGTCGGCGTTTTCTTGGCTGCCTCTCTCCGGCAATCTGAGTGCATTCAAGGCCGCCAAATGCCGCTTGGCCTCTTCGTGTATTGTGCGGCGATCTGGCCAGCCGTATACGTGATGGTGGTTCGCGAATGCCTAAGGCATCGGCAATGAACGCAGAGGCAATCGCAATCCAGTTCGCCGACGCCCTATGCCGAGAGCGACCATTGACCAAGACGGAAACCGACCGCCTATGCGAAGTCATGAGGTCGCAAACAGGCACCAAGCGCACCATCTGGACGCAGGCAGACGACCGGACGCTGCGACGGTTGCTGGGCAAGCGAATGACAGCAGAGAAGATCGCAGAGAAGATGGGGCGCACCCTGCATTCGATACAAGCCAGGAAGAAGCGGTTGAAGGGGATGGATCGTGCTTGACCCGGAAGCAGTGCTGACGGCGCTTGCTGGAAGCGGTAATCTGACGAAGGCTTGCCGAGAAACAGGCAATACGACGCAATCGTTTTTGCGGTGGTGCGATAAGGCGCCCGAAAACGCGGACCGGTACGTGCGCGCGCGCGAAGCTGGACTGGACGCCGAAGCTGACCGAGCCATTGACGAGGCTCTGACGGCAGAGGACGCGGCGCTTGGGCGATTGGCTCTGGACGCGCGCAAATGGTATCTGAGCAAGCTGATGCCGAAGAAATATGGGGATAAGGCGCTTGTCGGCTCCGATCCTGACAACCCGCTGCCGAGCGGCATTTCGGTCAGCTTCAAGGGGTAATTCTATGCAAAATTTCGGTGGTCCTGCGGTAAAGAACTGCGAAGATTTCCCGTTGGTAAAGGATATGGCTCGCGCTGTTTGGGCGATTGCTTATCCTGACGATATTTGGGAGGCGGGAGACTTGGCGGATCGCCGTAGATGCTATGCTTTGGCCGAAGCGGCATTAGAGGCATATAGGGCATCTGATTACCGGATGCCGGCATAGAGATGGGCGAAGTCGAGCTGCCCCGTTGGGCACAGTCCTTGTTCGAACCATCGCGGTTTAAGGCGATGTGGGGTGGCCGCGGGGGCGGCAAGTCCCGGTCGGTAGCATCCGCGCTTGTCCTGAAGGCCGCGCAGGGGCCGGAGCGTGTCTTATGCGCTCGTGAGGTTCAGAAGAGCATCAAGGACAGCTCCAAGCGGCTGCTGGACGATGAGATTGAACGAATGGGCCTGCGTCCGTTTTTCGACAGCACGGAAACGGAAATACGCGGCAAGAATGGCTCGCTGTTCATCTTCGCTGGGCTGCGAGGCAATGCTAGCCAGATCAAGTCGCTTGAGGGTGTGACGATCGCATGGGTGGACGAGGCCCAGGTGATTACGCAAGCCTCGCTCGACACGTTGATCCCGACTATCCGTGCGCCGGGTAGTGAGATATGGCTGACGTGGAACCCATTGAAAGCCGATGACCCGGTCGACGCCATGTTTCGCGGCGACACGCCCCCGCCCGATGCGATGGTGCTTGATGTACAGCACGACGACAATCCGTGGTTTCCCGACGAGTTACGCGACCAGATGGAGTGGCAGCGCGCTCGCGACTATGACAAGTACCTGCACATCTGGCGCGGGCAATACTGGCAGAACAGCGAAGCGCGCGTGTTCAGCAACTGGCGCATCGGCGCCGAGGTAGAGTTTGAGGGCGCGAGTGTAGCCGAGTACAGGCTAGGCGCCGACTTCGGGTACAGCATCGATCCGTCGTGCCTCGTTCGCTGCTATCTCCGTGGAACGTCGCTGTTAATCGATTACGAAGCCTACAAGATCGGCTGTGAGATTGTGCAGTTGCCCGAGCTGTTTAGCCGTGTACCCGACGCTGGTAAGTGGCCGATCATCGCAGACAGTAGCCGGCCGGAGACGATAAGCCATCTTCGCAATAATGGATTCCCGCGCATACGACCGAGCATCAAGGGCGCGGGCTCGGTTGAAGAAGGTATCGCGTTTCTGCAATCGTTCGACATTGTGGTGCACCCGCGCTGCACGCACGTTGCGGACGAGCTGGCGACGTACAGCTACAAGCTCGACAAGCTGACGGGCGAGCCGCTTCCGATCTTGGAGGACAAGAACAACCACCTGATTGACGCGCTGCGGTATGCGCTCGAAGGTGTGCGGCGGGTGCGGGCAACGGCGCCTACTGTGTCCGTATCCATCCCCACCATGGCCCGCCGTTGACCACCTGACGGCCAAATGACTGCGCGCTTACGTTCGGGTATCGTGCGCGACTATGTCGGACCCCGCCGCAGAACCTGACGCTGTAGATTACACGCGCCCGTATACAGGGCACGTTACCTGTTGCGTTTTGTCGCCACGGGGCGAGGTCACCAACTTTCACAGAAGCATTGACCCCATTTGGGGTGAGGTTATCACCAACCGTGTTCAATTGAACACGGCCACCCATGCCATAGTCGCAGTCGCTGGCTTCGGCGGGCAGGTTATTGAGTTGTGACGACAGGCCCTGACGACACCAAGGTCGACACGCAGACAGTGGCGTTCGTTGAGCTACACGAACAGGCCATGCGCCGGTTCGACGCTGCCGTCCTTCCGCAGCTTCCGGTACGCGAGCTTGCCCTAGCCGCCCGCCGCTTCGCTGATGTGCCTGGCGCAATGTGGGAAGGCGCTGCCGGCGATCAGTACGGCGACAGCATCAAGCTTGAGTTCCCCAAGCTCCGCAAGGCGCTCCGCAAGCTCAAGAACGACATCCAGCAGAATCGTGTGGTGCCCGACTTTCGTCCGGCTGGTGGAACTAGCGACAACGACACGGCTGACACGCTAGACGGCATGCACCGGGCCGACAGCTACCATTTCAAGTCACAGCAGGCTCGTGACAACGCATCGGACGAGGCCAGCAAGGGCGGGTTTGGTGCGTATCGGTTGAGTAACGAATGGGCCGACCCGCTCGACAAGGACAACGACCACCAGCGGGTCAATCCGGCCTCGCTAATCGCCGACGCAGATCAGAGCGTGTTCTTCGGCCCGTCTGCCCTGTATGACAAGAGTGACGCTCCCTATGCGTTCGTCATTGTCGCCATGTCGCCCGAGGCGTTCAAGGACGAATACGGCGATGACAAGGCTGTGTCATGGCCCGATAGCGGGTATCGTTCGGGTTACGATGGCTGGTTCCGCGGCGATACGGTGGCTGTCGCTGAGTACTACGTGGTCGAGGACAAGGACGAGTATGTCCTGATCTTTGAGCAGGAAACCAGCGGCGAGGAAGTGCGCCATTGGGAGAAGGACCTAGACGCCACCGACCGCAAGGCGCTGAGGGATCGGGGCTACACGGAGCGCCGTCGCAAGGCCAAGCGCAAGCGGTGTCGCAAGTATATCCTGTCCGGTGCTGAGGTGCTGGAAGATTGCGGCTACATCGCTGGTGGCAATATCCCGATCGTGCCCGTGTACGGTGAGCGGGCCTATGTCGACGGTGTCGAGTGGTTCCGCGGGCTGGTGCAGCAGAACATGGATATGGTGCGCGTGTTCAATGCGGTCATGTCCAACCTGTACGAGATCACGACCTTGGCGCCTTACGAGCGGCCGATCTTCGCGCCAGAGCAGATGCCGCCTAACCTTGCCGAGCAGTGGGCGCGCGGGAACATCGATCGCCACCCGTATGCGTTGGTGAACCCGTTGATCGACCCGAACACCGGCAGCATTGTCGCGGCTGGCAAGGTCGACAAGGTCGAGGCGCCGCAGGTCCCGGCTACGCTCGCAGCCATGGTGCAGATGCTGGAATCGCAGTTCGGCGAGGACGACCAAGACCCCGATCAGGTCAAGGCCAACACGTCAGCCGATGCAATGGACATTGCCGCGGCTCGGGTTGATGCGAAGTCGGGTGTGTACCTTGATGCGATCCGCCAGTCTGCTCAGCGCGAGGGCGAACTGTACCTTGGCATGGTATGCGAGGTGTATGTAGAGCCGGAGCGCGAGGTCGAGACGATGACTGAGGACGGCGACGACGGCGTTGCCACGCTCCACGAGGATTACAGCGACAACGGCGAACTGAAGGTCCGCAACAACTTCGCTGTAGGCAAGTACAAGGTCATGGCCAGCGTGACGGAGGCGACGGCCACGCGCCGCGATCGTACCGTCAAGCAAATGCTCACGGTTGCCGAGTTGGCGGGGCAGGTTGGCGACCAAGAGGGAGCACAGGCTGCGCTGATTACCGCTGGCATGAACATGGACGGCGAAGGCATCGGCGACTACCAGAAATGGAACCGTCAACGCGCTTTGAAGCTCCAGCTTGTCGAGCCGAACGAGGACGAGAAGAAGGCTGCGGCAGAGGAAGCGCAACAGCAGCAGCCTGACCCGCAACAGCAGATTGTGCAGGCGCAGCTTCAGAAGCTGGCAGCTGAAATTCAGAAGATCACTTCGGATACCGCTTTGAACGAGGCCAAGCGACAAGAGCAGATCGCAAGCAGCGTGTTGAAGTTTACGCAGTCACAAACGCTGGGCGGACCCGAGCAGGCGCCCGACGTGCCGAGTGGGTTGCAGGCTGCGAACGACCAAGCTGACGTGGTCAAAAAGTTCGCCGATGCCGACCACGCGACCGCGCAGGCAGCCAAGATCAGGGCCGAACTGCCCATGCAGCGGATACGAATGGGCCACGAGATTGAGGCACATCAGGCGGATATGTCGGAGCGCGCCGCATGAGCGACATGGTCGACCTTTCCGCAAGGCGCTGGGACCAAGAGGACAATCCCGCCAAACACGCTCCTATGGATGCGATAAAGGCTGCTGTTCGTGAGATTGAGGCGGACGGCGCTGCCCACGTAATAGTCTGTATCGCACACGAAGGCGAGAATGGCGCTGTAAGCGGTAGTTGGTATCAAGCTGGCAGCTACACACTCCATGGGCAAATCGGGATGCTTGAGCGCATCAAGGCTGATAGGCAGTTAGGTTCCGCGCACCTCCGCGCACAGCGCCACCGGCTGCAACAGGTGAGAAACGGAGCGAATATGAACGAACAGCAATTGAGCGTGTGGGCAGCCAATCACGCTATGGATTTGGTGAAAGGCAATCAAATCGGGTTCGATCAAGTGCCTGACTTACACCGCATCCTTCTTGACCTCGTACGTGCCCCCGATCCCGTTGAGGGAGTCGAAAATAATGGCTGAGCCGCACGAACCCGAAGACGACGTGCTTGAGCTGAACGAGGAGCTTCAGGTCGAGCACGAACCTCGCAACATTGACGATGACACGTACAACGAAACTGGCGAAGGCGACGAAACCTTCTCGTTCGGCGACGAACCCGAAGCCCCCGAGGAAGCCCCAACGTGGGCAAAGCACCTTCGCAGTGAGCATGCCCGTATTGCCAAGGAGAACCGCGAGCTACGCCAGCAGGTAGCAGCACGGCAGATCGAGGAAGCGCCGATCGTTGTGGGCCCCCGTCCCAAGGCATGGGATGAAGGCATCGACGGCGACGACGAGAAGCTGGACGCCGCTCTTGACGCATGGGAGGCGCAGAAGACTGCGGCTGCCGAGCAGGAGCGCAAGCGGGACGAGGCCAAGCGCCGCCAGAATGACGAATGGGGCAAGGTCCAGGCTCGCTACAATGAGGAAAAGGCGCGCATTACCGTTCCCGGCCGCGATGAAGCAGAGAGCGTCGCCCTCGCTGAGTTATCCCCGCAACAGCAAGCGGTGATTGCACGCCATGCCGACAACCCTGCCCGCTTCATCATCGCGCTCGGCAAGAACCCGGCCAAGCTGGCGCAGATCGCGAGTATCGAAGACCCGTTCGCGCTGACCAAAGCCATGACCAAGATGGAGGCGACATTGAAGCAGACCAAGGGGCCGCGACCGCCCGAGCCCAGCCGAACTGTGCGTGGCGCGCCGATCAGCACGGCCAACACCAACAAGCAGCTTGAGAAGCTGGAAGCCGAAGCCGAAAAGACCGGTAACCGCGACAAGGTGATCGCGTTCAAGCGCGCACAGAGGGAGAAATCCAAGTGATTACAGTCACATTCACTCAGCTAGGTGACGGCGTCCGCGTCGACGCTGGCGACGGCATCACTGCGCAAATGTTTCGGGCATTCAGCGATTTGTGCGGCTATCCAGTAGAAGCCTATGAGGAGGCAGGGCTGCCCGCGTGGAATGACGCCACCCTGTATACCATTGAAAGGAAAGCCAAGTGAACGCCGAACCGCTTCGCACGACAACGGAATCCCGCATGGTCAACGAGGGACAGACTAACGCGGGCGGCACCCGTCGCACGGATGAAAGCGGGAAGCCGTATTACGATCCTGCTCCGCTTAGCGACTACCCCCGCATGCTCTACAAGAAGACGACCGTGGAACAGACGCAGGAGTCGGCCGACGCCATCGCTGACCTCAAGGACGCGCCGATGGTCATCAACCGGTTCGCCGGCTATCTGTGCGAAACGTGCATCGCTACGAGTGCGACTGAAGCAGAGGCATTGAGCGAACTAGGCTGGGATATATCGCCACAAGCTGCGCACGGTGTCACCGATGGGCTCGCCAAGACTACCAGCGCCAAGGACGACGAGATTGCCGCGCTTCGTGCTGCACTCGCGCAGTCGCAGGCCGAAAATGCACAGCTTGACCCCGATCAGCCACCACGTCGTGGCCCCGGTCGCCCACCCAAGGCGCCCGAGCCCGCATAGTCCTCCATTGGCCGTAGCGCGGTGGGGGATTGACCAAACCGTCGCGCTATGGCTTAGAGACGGCTGCGCCAAGCAGTACCCTCCCACTGTGAGCGGAGAGAACGGTCGCGATCGAGCCTGCAGGGCTCTCGTCCATTCTCTAGGAGGCCACATTGGCAAATTCGTTCCCCTACATGATCCGGGCCGCGTTCGATGACGTGGTCGACTCTTTCGAAGATGCGCTGACGTACGGCAACGTCGCCACTCGCATCGACCTCAGCTCCGCGCAGGAGCAGGTTTATACCCGCGACCGCGTATGGATTCCGCAGCCGATGATCGGCTCGTCCTATGACGGCTTCGACCAGACCAGCAACTTCGACGGCCTCACGCAGATGTGGGTTCCGGCACAGGTCGGTTTCCACAAGGCAAGCCCGAAGAAGCTCTCCGCGAAGGAGATGCGCAACCAGACCGCCGTGGATATGTACTCAAAGGAGGTCAAGACCAAGCTGGCCTCCGACGTAAACTCGGCGGTTCGTCGGCGTGTTGCGCTTGAGGGTTCGGTGTTCACCAAGCGCACGGTTGCTCCTACCGGCTCGGCTGACCTGTTCCTTGCCAATGCGCAGATGACGGAAGTGGGCGTGCCCACCGAAGGGCGCGTTGCCATGATCGGCATCCGCGCGGCTGTCGGCATGCTCTCGAACGTCTCCGATCGCCAGACCATGGGCAACCTGTCGGCTGATGCGTATCGGGATGCGAAGCTGGCGCCGAACATCGCGACGTTTTCGGTGTACCAGGACGACCAGGCCATCCGTCTTGCTCCGGCGGCTGGTGGTGCCACGACGGTCAACGGCGCCAACCAGTATTGGGAGCCCGCTGCAACCACCATCCAGACGGACGGTACGGAGAACAACCGCGACAATCGGTATTCGCCACTGGTCGTGACTGCGACGACGATTGCGGCGGTCAAGCCGGGTGACGCCTTCACCATCGCGGGCGTCAACAGCGTGCACTTGATCTCCAAGCAGGACACTGGCCAGCTTCAGACGTTCCGCGTGATCTCGGTCAACACGGCGACGAACACGTTGACGGTGGCGCCGGCCATCATCTCGAACGGCGGCAACACGATTGCGGGCCGCGAGTATCAGAACGTCTCGGCCACTCCCGCCAATGGTGCCGCACTGACGTGGCTCAACACGGCGCTGGCGGAACTCAATCCGTACTTCCTGCGCAGCGCGGTCGGCATCCTGCCGGGCACGTTCGAAGTCGAGCCCGAGGACGGCTGGGAAGTGATGCAGGCCACGACCGAAAAGCTCGGCATCCGCATCATCTGCACCAAGCAGGGCAACATCAACGATCTCAGCACCAAAATCCGCTGGGACATCGATTTTGGCACCACGCTGACCCAGCCGCAGTTCGCGGGCGCGATGATGTTCAACCAGACCTGATCCTGATCAAGCGCAGGACGAACCCACTCGTGAAGGATTAGGATCATGGCTACCAAGACGACCAACACCGCCGAAGCCAACCTGAAGGACAATGCGCCGGAGGGCATGGCGCTTTCCGACAGCGAACTCGCCGCAGCCCGCAAGGATGGCTCCAAGCAGGATGCAACCGAAGTTGCCAAAGAGACCCACCGGTTCCTGACTGACGGCAACCTGCCGGGCACGCCGCCTAACACGCGCTGGCTTGGGTCGGACGAGATTCTGCCGTGGGCGTTCTACCTCGACGGCTCGCTAGACGCGATCAAGGAGGCCGTTAAGGCGGGCGGCATCCCCGACAACAAGCTGTACGGGCTGCTCGCGCTGGAGCGCAACGGCCAGAACCGCACCGACTATGTTTCGTACATGGTCGATCAGCTCGGGCTGAAGAAGGACCTTGAGGAGGGCCAGAGCCTCGCTGCCGCGCTTCCTGGCGGTGGTCCCGACTACACCAACGACACGACCAGCCTGTCCAAGTTGTAAGTCCAAGGGCGGGGTTTCGCCCCGCCCCTCTCGGGGGAGTTGGTTGTGGCCGGTGAAGTTGTTCTAATCGATCCCCAGACAGGATTGTCTTACCGAGCCGGTTCAGGTTCGGGCCCTGCGGCCACTGTGGCTGACCCCTCCTACTCTCGTGTAGAGGGTACGCAGGCCAACGGCGCTACGGCCAATCCCAATCCTATCGTCATTGCCTGCCGCACGTCGGCGGGGGTGATCCAGAGCCTTGCTGGCGCCAATGACGCGAACGGCACCCCCGGCGCCGGCCTGTTGGGCGCGGGGATGCTGGGGTTTGATGGGACGAACAACCTGTTCCGCCGCTTGGCGGTGGGCCCGAGTGGCGCAGCCATCATTGCGGGTAGCTCCGGCACCCCCATCGACAGCACCGTAGGTGCTGACGGTTCGGGGTCATTGCAGGGCCTTGTTGCTGCATCCCGTGGCCAAGTATTCAATGGCACTACTTGGGACCGCGCACGCGGCGGCCCCACGGCGAGCGCCCGGCTTGCGTCAACGGCGGCCTCCGTGAATGCCACGCTGGCTTCTGCAACGGCCCGCGTGTTCTACGTAGCCACGGGTCAGAACACCAATGCTGCCGCCCGCTACCTCAAGATTTACGACAAGGCGACAGCGCCAACGGTCGGCACCGACGTGCCTATCTGGGTCGAGTACCTGCCACCTTCGTCAAAGTTTTCCATCAGTCTGCCCTCACCAATGCGGCTGGCGAACGGTCTGGCTTACGCGATTACCACCGGGGTTGCTGACACTGACACGGGCGCCCTCACGGCTGGTGACATTCTCGCGCTCAACCTGGGGTACAGCGCGTGAGCGCCTTAGCCGAGCGGCTTAATGGTAGCAGCGGCATAGTAGGCGCACGCCCTTTTGCGAGCCGTAGGCCGTTCAAGCAAATCCTCGCCTCGGATGCGTTTGCCCGGCACAGGCCACTTGAAGCGGCGGGTCGCAAGCGTGGCGGCCGAGATGCCCACTTCGGCTGCGAAGTCTACCATGGCAAGTTCCCGCCCCTGCCACAGCACGACAACGTTACTCCTGCGGTTCCGGTATTGGTCGTGGCGCGTCGCCCAGCGGCAGTTATCAGCCGAGTAAGGACCGTTGTTGTCGATGCGCTCCAAGCTGTGGCCCGCAGAGGGCCGAGGCCCCATGTCGGCGTAAAAAGTCAGCGGATCGTCTCGCCACTCTTGGCATACAAAGATACCCCTCGCTCCGTAATCTTTGAACCCGCGATGGCTCGGGTTGTGGCAGCGATAAACCATATCACGGTAGGCGTGCATTTCAGGTGTGCGGCCTAGCCCGGCCATGTCTCTTTTGATCATTGTTCCACTCTAGCTTAGCGGCCCAAGGAACGCAAATTTTATCTCCGACAACTCTTTCCCATTTCGTCGGATGACGGACCCTCTGCTGTTGCCCGTGGGCGCGGTAGGGCAAACGACGCAAGTGCCCGCTGGCTTCATTCCCGTGGGTGCGTCATCCTTTTTGGTGGTCAACCGCAACCCGTTCTGGGTTCGCCCCAAGGGCTACAGCGGCACGGACGCGACTACCAAAGTCATCGGCGCTGACGAGGGTTGGCTGTTCCCGCCGGGCTTCTGGGGCATTTTCACGACGCAGTTCCCCGACGCAATGTCCACGATCGCCGTGCCGTTTCAGGGATTGGCGGCGGGCAGCGGCGTGCTGGAGATCAGCTACGGAGGAGGCGGCGGCGGGCATAGCACCGGGTTCTTGCCGCCAAACGCTTTGCAACAGGTGGGCGACAACGGCGGGTCTCTGACCATCGACAGCCCACAACTTCCTGCGTCGATGGGCCAGAAGGCGGCAGCCGCGTCGTCGCCGGTTGTGCTGGCGAGCGACCAAGGGCCTGTTCCGACTGTTGGCAGGACTGCCGCATTTATCGCGACGGGCCAAGTTCCCGTTGCGCAGTCGGCTACCCTTATTCTCCCGGCTCGTCCCACGAGACAAGCGGCTGTCATAGGGCCGCTCGCAGCTGGCACATATTTTGTCGGGGGCTCGAATGTCTCTCCGACAACCGGCGTTCCGGTCGCAAGCGGGGGATACTACACCCATCGGGCTCAAACCGCACTTTACGCCTACATGGTGTCGGGGACGGTGACGCTCGGCTACCTAGACGAGTACAACTGATGGCGGATATTGCTTTCAGCCCCATCGACACGTCAAGCTTCATGCCACGCAGCGAGGCGGAAGCGACGATTGCCAACCTCACCAAGCAGATCAACGACACCGGCTTTTTCATCCTCGGAACGGTTACGCTTGCTGAAAGCGCCACAGTAGCAATCAGCGCCGGCACACGGCGCCTCACGATCACCACGCCGACAGCGTGGAACGTGGTGGCTGGGCAAAACCTGTTGCTATTCCCCGTGTCCGTGCCGAGCGGCGGCTATGCCACGCACGACGTGATCGCCACGGCTGCGAACATCATCTCCGTGGGACTTACGGCGCCGCTTCTCGCGATCGGTGCCAGCTACAGCATCCCTGCCCGCTTGGCCCGCTTTGGTGTCGCCGCATGACCGATCGCCGCATCGACACACTCATTCCCGACCCCGCGATCCCCGATTTGCAACAGCGCGTTGCTCAGCTTGAGGCAGCTCTCATCAACAGCCAGCAAATTTTGCAGGCTCAGCTTTCCTCACAAATCACTACAGCCATAGGCGATTTTGATACTGCGCTAGCTAACAAGCAGCCGCTTGACGCGGACTTGTCGCAAATTGCCGCCCAAACCACTACTGCGGTTGGGCGTGACCTGCTGGCAGCCACTGACGCGGCATCCATTCGCGCAAAGGCTGGGTTAGGGTCGTTGGCAACCCAAGACGCCGCTGCTGTCGTCATCACGGGGGGCTCAATCGTGGGTATCACTGACCTCAGTGTCGCCGATGGTGGTACTGGGGCGAGTAACCCAAGCATGGCCCGCGGCAATCTTGGGCTTGGAACAACGCTCCCCCTCGCAATCAGCGTGGGTGGAACCGGCGATACCGGAACGGCATGGTCGACCTGGACGCCGACCGTGACTCCATCCAGCGGCACCTTCACCGCCGTCTCGGCAGCGGGTCGCTACAAGCAGCTGGGCAAGACGGTCTTCTTCAGCGTCCTCGTGTCCATCACGACCAACGGCACCGCTGCCGGCAACTGGTCCTTCACGGTGCCGGTGGCCGCGAACACCGCCATGACGCAGACCGCAGCCGGCAAGGAGACCGCCGTTGCCGGCTCCGTCGCGAGCGCTCAGTTTGTGAATGGCACGACCATGGCCGTCGTCCGGTATGACAACGGCTATCTTGGCGGCAACGGCTACAAGGTGGTGGTCAGTGGCGTCTACGAAGCGGCTTGAATAAGCCTCACCGCAGCAAGGAGCAATAGCCGCATGACCATCACGCTCAGCCTGCCTCGCGGCAAGCTCAAGGCCGAAATTCTCGATCTTGCGTTCGATGATTGCGGGATGGCTGGCTATGAGTTCGAGCGCACGCCAGAAGAGCAGTCCAACGCGCTCCGTAAGCTCAACGCAATGATGCTGGAACAGCCGTGGGCGCAGCTCGGGTATCGCCAGCCGACTTACGGTGCCGGATTGCCCGAAGAGTCGTCCGGCATCCCCGACTTCGCGTTTAACACGGTCGCACAATACCTCGCGCTGCGGATTGCACCGGGCATGGGGGCTAGTCTTGCGCCTGAGCAGGCCAAGACGCTGTCTCGATCGTTGCTGACGATGCAAGCGGAATTGGCAACGCCTCCCACAACTAGCTTGCCCGGCAACACGGTGCGCGGGTCTGGGCGAGGTGCGTTTGGAGGCTTTCGACGTTGGCCTTATACGGGCGCTAGGTAATGCCGCGGGCTGGGATTGATACCAGCTCTAACCTGGGGGTGGGATTCGAACCCACGGTTCTCAGCGCCGAACCCCGAGACTGGCCGCTTACCCCGGTTAGCATTGCTTGGGCAGCTTCAAGCGTGTCCATCCACGCCGCCGCAGCCTAATGACAATAGGTCACGGCTCAGCTAAGGTCAATCCATGACTCAAGCGTCCCTTCTTTCTGGTGTCGTGGCCAACAAGGGCGCAGAGTTCGAAGTATCGCACCCGACGAATCTTGAGCCGGTAATCGTCAGCAGCGGCATTTCGAAAGGGCAACTGCGCAGTGCGGCTGGCGCGGTTCCGTTCGCTGATGGTCCTGGAATTGATCGCGGTGGCGTTGAGTGGAACGGCCAATGCTATCGAGTCATGGGCACTCGACTAGTTCGCGTTTTGGCGAGCGGCATTGTCGAGGACTTGGGCGACGTGGGCGGGGATGGCCCTGTCGCGCTGGACTACTCGTTTGACCGGCTAATCATCCGATCAGGCACGTCGATCTGGTACTATACCGGCAGCGGCGCTCCTTCAGCTATCACGGACCCCGATCTAGGGCCTGTGGTCGATTCCATGTGGATCGGTGGTTACACCATGGCGACCGATGGCAAATATATCATAATTACAGAGTTGAACGACCCATTCTCCGTCAAGCCGCTTAAGTACGGCTCGGCCGAAAGCGATCCCGACAACATCACCGGATTGATCCGCGTCGGTGTGGAAGCGTACGTGCTTGGCCGCGACACGATCCAGGTGTTCCAGAACGTTGGCGGCACTGGCTTCCCCTTCGCTAACGTGCCAGGCGCCGTCATCAACACCGGGTGCATTTCCGCTACGGCCAAGACGCTGTTCGGCAACACGTTCGCCTTTGTCGGTTCTGCTCGCGGTGATGCGTTGGGCGTGTTCGTCGCCGGAAGCGGAACGGCGAACAAGATCAGCACGCGCGTAGTGGATGACGCTCTGAGTGCGCAACTCGACCCGGCCGCGATCCAGCTTGAGCGGCGAGTATCGCGTGATGAACTGCGGTTGCTGGTGCACCTACAAGACGAAACGTGGGTGTTCATGGCCAAGGCTTCTGAAGCAGCAGGCGAGCCGGTATGGTATCGGCTGCAATCGGGCTACGACCAGCCGTACCGTATTCGCAACGCTGTGATGGTGTATGGCAAGACGCTGGTAGGCGACACGCAGAGCAACGCTGTCGGTGAGTTGTCGTCTGACGTGTCCACGCACTTCGGCGAGCCTGCGCAATGGCAGTTCGACGTCGGCTTCCTGTACAATCAGGGCAAGGGTGCCATCATCAACAGCGTCGAGCTGACGGGGCTGCCGGGACGTGGGCCGGGAGGTGTCGCGTTTATGTCGATCACGCAGGACGGGCAGACGTGGAGCCAAGAGCGCGCGCTGACCATGCGGATAGGACAACGGGGGCAGCGGCTGCAATGGCGTCCTCGCGCGCGGATGCGGTCTTACGCTGGACTGCGGTTTCGAGGCTATGACGAGGCGCTGGTCGGGTTCGCAGCTTGCGAGGTGGACGCCAGAGCATTGCGGGTTTGATGCTGCGGCGGGCGGCGTGCACTCCGCACCTGTGAGGATTCGCACCTCCCGACTTCTAAGACGGTGTTTAGACCCTGTCGGTTGCTGGTACAGGTTGTCCGCCGCAGCGGAACTGGAGTAGCAAAACATGACCGACCTGCCAACCCTCCCCCGCGCCGACCTGTTCGCAGCTCTTGGCGGCAACGCGCGTCTCGTGGCTGCTTTCGAAGATCAGCGCCAAGTCATCGCCGAAACGCAAGATGCCACCACAACAGGTGCGGAAGCCACGCAGGCGCTTCAAGACGCTCGGGTGCTGACCCTGTCGCCCAACGACACCTTCACCAACGAACGAGTGTTGAAGCTCGGGCCGGGTATCAAGGCGGCGGACGATGGCACATATTTGATCCTGTCCGTCAATGATCAAGTCGCGCACATCGCCGGTGGGTTTCGTGCCGATCTTACCGCCCAAGGCGCAACAACGCTTGTTCTGCCTCTCGCGGGAACGCTGGCCACTACCGACCAAGACGAAATACTGTCCAACAAAACGCTGGAAGTGCCGTTGCTCGCCGGCTTGAAGGAGTACGCCAATGCCGCTGCGGCTGCGGCTGGTGGCGTGCCCATAAATGGCCCTTATTTGGTCACGGGCTCCGACGTGTTGCATGTGCGCAGAAGCTAGTTTAACGTAAGCCTACGGACGAACTATTTCGCTGCTCCGGGCGTGACCTGCAAAGGGTGTTCGTCTTGGGCCTTTTTTCTGCCATCGCCGGTGTTTTTGGGGGCGGCGCGCAAAAGAAAGCGTCGCAGAAAGCGACCGACGCCCAAGTCGCGGCGATAAACCGCGGCATCGACCTTCAGCAGCAGCAGTATACAACGACGCGCTCAGATTACATGCCGTACACGGACGCAGGCAGAGCGGCGATTTTCAGTTACGGTGATCTGATCGGCCTCAATGGCATCGATAAGCAATCGCAAGCTACCGCTGGCCTGAAGGCATCGCCGTTCTTCGATCAAGAATTGTCGGATGCTAATGAGAACCTGTTGCAGACGGCTTCGGCCACCGGCGGTGTTCGTGGTGGTGATACGGCGGGCGCGATCGGTCAGCTTAGTCCTGCCTTGCTCCAAAAGTACTACGATGACGCGCTGACAAGGTACGGCAACCTTGCCAATCTCGGCTTGGGCGCGACTGGTAGCGTGGCGCAGTTGGGTGCGAACAACGCACAGAGTGTCAGCAACCTATACGGTGACGTTGGCACAGCGCAGGCACGAAACTACCTCACCAAGGGTGGTATCAACGCAGCCAACTTCGGCAACTTCGGCGGCATTCTCGACAAGGCTGGTTCGTCCTTACTTAACGGCAGCGGCTTGGGCGGCGCGCTCAAGAGCATCTTCTAACAGTGCCGGTTGGTGGCCTGGATGACTACGCGCAGGCACTCGGCGCCGCGCAACAGCTCGTGCCCAACTGGCGGCAGAGCGATCTTGTTGAGGCGCGCTTGCAAGGTGAGCGGCTGGGCAACCAAGGTGCTGTGCTTCAGAACCAAGCGCAGCAGATCGCCATTAACGACCATCAGCGACAGACGGCACTCGCTGAACAGCGCCGCGTCGGGTTCCAAGCCGATCTTGGAGCGCTTGGAGCTAAGCCAACCCCGCTCGCCTATCAGAAGCTAGCTGCCAAATATCCCGAGTTTCATCAGGCGCTTGACCAAGTCGCGAAAGGCATCGCTGGCGAACAGGCGCAATCATTGGTTAAGCGGCTTGCCCCGATCCAATCGCTGATTTCTGGCGGCTTTTACGACGAAGCAGCCAAGCAGGTGAGACGCCACATTGATGCGGATGTTGCAGCGGGTGGCCAGCCAGACGAAGACGATCAGGCGCTTTTGGATTCACTCCAGAGCGGCGACTCTGCCAAGCAGAAGGCGGCGGGCGGGCTAGTGTCGGGATTGCTGTACCAGCTAGACCCTGAACACGCTGCCAAGAGCCTTCAGGAAGGCGGCGAGAACGCCAACCACTTCGTTGCGCTCGGCGATGGGCAAGTGCTCAACCAGCGCACGGGCGAGGTTACAGGCGAACGGCGCGAGAAGCCGGAATATCGCACGGTTGATGTGTTTGACGCTGATGGTAACAAGATCGGCGAGCGGGTCATTTCTCTAGGCACGGGAGGAGGTGGTCAAGCATCTAGCGGCGGGGCGGCTGGCACGAAAGGCGATGTCAGCCGCCTGATAAACACCGACGCCGGTGGCGGTCAGGTGCCTGACAGCGTTAAGACGCTCGGGCAATTCGTGGCATATGGCAAGTCACTTAACCAGCGTGGCGCTAGGTCAAGTTCCGCTGGTACTTACCAAATCAACGGCTCTACGATGGCAGAGTTCGGTCCGAAGGCGCTGGGCGTGGATTGGCGCAAAGCCCCGTACAACGCGGATACCCAGGATAAGGTTGGGCAGGCAATCTTTGATTGGGCGAAGCAACAGCCCGATCCCGCGAAGGCATTGCGCGGGCGATGGGTGTCGCTGAGCCCGCAATCAGCCGCTCAACTCGTTCAGGGAAGCTGGCAACAAGCGCGCGACACGATCGCGCAAGGCGAAACTGGTGGTGGTGCACGAGCAAGCGCGGCTAGGTCGCAATCGGCTGGCAACGGCAGTGTCGTCTATGAAAGCGTAGGCACCCCCGGCGCGAAAGCTAACGGCGACCTGTCCGATGATGCGCTGGAGCGTGCAGCCATTGTGTACGGCACCACGGGACAAATTCCGACCGGTCTAGGGCGCCAAGGCGTTTCGCAGCGAGCCATTCTCAACAAGTGGGCGCAGATTGCAAGCAAAGGCGGCGTCACCCCGGAACAGCAGATCGCTAACTGGCAAGACTTCAAGACGCATCAGCAGGGACTTAAAGCCTTTGCTCGCGGCCCCGAAGCGCGCACGGTGCGTTCGCTCAACGTGACAATCGATCACCTCGACACTCTCCAAAACGCCGCACAGGCATTGCAGAACGGCAACATCGGCATCTTCAATCGGGTGCGGCAGTCGTTTGCGCGAGCGACGGGCAGTGCCGTTCCAACCAATTTCGAAGGCGTCCGGCAGATCGTCTCGGCAGAAGTGGCAAAGGCCATCACGGGCGGCAACACGGCACTGGCTGATCGGCAGGACCTCGCGCACAGCATCTCAACCGCGAACTCGCCGCAACAGCTTGCGGGCTACATCGCTGAGGTCAAGAAGCTAATGACCGGACAGCTTCAAGGGCTTGCGGGGCAGTACAAGTCCGCAACAGGGCGTGACGATTTCGAGTCCAGACTAAGCCCGCGCACCCGCCATCAGTTGAGGTTCGCGGATGGCAATGGTGCTAGCGGGGCGGGCACGGGTTTCCGCGTTCTTCGGGTGCGCCCGAAATGAGCGCGCCAGCCCGCTCTTTCGCCCCCGCGTTTACGCCTCCCGACGAGCAGAAGTCGGGCACGATGGTCTATACAGTGGACCTCGGCAATGGTCACGTCGCGGACATTGAAGGCCCGCCGAACGCAACACCGGAGCAGTTACAGGCAGCCGTTGCCGAACACACGCAAGGCGGCGGCGACGCACCTGAAGGCGTCCAAGGTGGGTTCGCTGATGATTTGCCAACGCAAGCGCGTACACAGATGTCGGCAGAGGACGAGGCGCGCTATGTCGAGCTGGCGCATACGGCCGATGCCGACACCTTGCGCCGGTTTCAAGCTGAGCGCGGCTTTGAGTCCGCGCCGGGTTCGCTTGAGGCGTTTGTGGCGGCGCGCGATAAGGACAAGGCGGCCGGGCGTCCTGTCGACTATACCCATGCCTATGAGTTGCCCAAGGTCGTTGACGTGGACCCAGCGGAAACAGTCGGGCGTGGGGCGCTCGACAGCATCACTATGGGCACGACTGCGAAAGCAGGCGCTCTAGTAGCCGGAGCCGAAAGCGCCCTGTCTGGCGGTTCATTTGGTGACGCTTACGACCGAATGCTTGACCACAACAATGCAGTGGTTGGCGCCGACAACCGCGATCACCCATGGCTGCGATTGACCGGCCAACTCGCCGGTGGGGCTTTGCTGCCTACTGGACTTGAGAATGTGGCAGCCCGCGCGGAAGCGTCTGCGATTGCAGCGGGGAAAACGGTAGAGGAAGCCCATCGTATCGGGCAGATAGCTATCCGCAATCGGCTGGCGGCGGTTGGTGGCGGATACGGGATCGCGCATGGTGCGGGGTCATCGGACACTCTCGGTGACGCCGTTTCGAATGCTGCCATTGAAGGCGGTGTAGGCGCTGCGGGCGGTGCGCTGTTCGGTGCTGCCGGCAACGCTCTCTCGGAACGCGCTGCGGGACGTGCCGCTGCGCAGGTCGCGGGACCCGCAACGGAGGGGCGAGCAGTTGCTGCGGCTGCCGAGCGTCAAGGGATTGACGTGCTGCCGGCGGATGTGGGAGGCCCCATGACGCGACGCTTGACCGCGGCGGCAGCCCAAGCCCCCCTTTCAGCTTCGCCAGTTATCACCGCGTCGCAGAAAATGGTATCTCAAGCCCAAGGCGCACGCGATCGGATCGCGGCCGACATAGGCCAAGCTCTTGACCCGGAAGCCGCAGGATTGGCCGTGCGCAACGGAGTGCAGCGGTACATCGCGAGCAGCGGAGCCGACGTGCGAGCGGCATATCGCGCGGCCGAAACCGCCGCGGCAGATACCCGCGTTGCACCGACCAAGGCCATTGAGGCGCTTGACCGCAACATTGCTGAGCTTGGCGAAACACCGGGTGGCGCGCCGGGGCTCGCGACCATGCAGGCATTGCGCGACCAACTTGCGGCTGGGGATGTGGCACCCGCTGGCCTTCTTCGCATGCGAACCGTTCTGCGGGACCAGTTCATGAAGGATGGGCTGGTGGGTTCTGACACGGAGCGACGCATCGGGCAGGTCCTCGACGCCGCTAATGATGATGTTGCCGATGGTCTTAGGAACGCGGGGAAGCCTGAAGCCGCGGCTTTGTATGCTACGGCGGCTGCCAAGTATAAGGCTCGCATCACCACGATCAATCAGGTGCTCAAGCCGGTAATCGGAACGCGAGAAGCGCCGCGCTCCGGTGAAGCGGTGGCAAAGACGTTGATGGCTGACCTTCAGGGCAACAATGGGCGGGCTGTTCGGCTGCTTCGCACCCTCCCGCCTGAAGAGCAAGCGTCGACGCGCGCCAGCATCATCGGCAGCCTTGGTAACGCAGCGCCGGGGGGGCAGAATGCCGAAGGGACCGCGTTCTCCCTACCGCACTTTCTGACGGGCTGGAACAAGATCGGAGAGACGGCGAAGCGCGCCTATTTCGGCGACGAAGCGCGTGCGGCTCTCAATGACCTCGCCAAGGTAGCTGATGCGACCAAGCAGGCGCAAGGGTACGCTAATCGGTCTAACACGTCCGGCGGTATTTGGGGGAACCTTGGCATTTTGGCCAGTACCGCCACTGTCGCTCCGGTGTCCTCGGCAGTCGGAGGTGCTGCCCAGTTGCTTGGGGGGCACCTTCTCGCTTCGCCACGCTTTGCCCGTTGGCTTGCCCGTGCTCCGCGGACTTCGCTTTCGCCGACCGCTTACGCCGAGCGGCTGACCCGTATTGCTCGCGCTGAACCCGCTATCGCCAACGAGGTGCTGCAACTCCAACAGCGCCTTACCGATGCGTTTTCAGCGGCGCCGACACGATTGGCAGCCGATGAAGGCGCTAATCATGGCGGAAGGACTGATGGGAATGCCAGCGATCAGCAGGGCCAAGAGCAGGAAGCGCAGCCATGACCAAACTGACCAACCCCGTTCCCCTGTTCTTGGATTTGCGCGGTGCATTGCTGGACGCAGGCTATGTCTATGTCGGTGCGGCGGGGCAAGACCCAGAAGCGACCCCGATCGCCACGTTCTTTGACGCCGAGCGAACGATTCCAGCCGCGCAGCCATTGCGGACCATGGGCGGGCGTATCGTCAACGGCGCCTATCCGGCAACGGTCTATTTCGCGGCCAACGACTTCTCGATGCGGACCCGCGACGCAGACGGCAACCAGATTGATTACTCGCCCTCGCTGACCTCTGCATCGACACAATACCAGCCGTTGGACACGGACCTGAGCGCAATTGCCGCTCTGTCCACTACGGCTTTCGGCCGCTCGCTGCTTCAGCTTGCTAACCAATCGGCGCTCAAGCAGGCTACAGGCATCCCCGATCCGTTGCCGCTGACTGGAGGGCAGGTAACGGGCAACATCACCCGGCAGAATGCAGGCGTTCATCAGTATTGGGCCAACCCGGCCATCACCGGAGGGCGCATTTACATGACGGCGGATAGTGCTAGCGACCCTAGCTCGCAGTCGGGCGACTGGTGGCTGAAATATCATGTCAGTTAGCGTGCGCTCAGCCGCAGGCGACCTGCGAGACCTATCCGAAATCTGGGTGCGTGATGAAGGCAACACGCCGCGCATGATTACCGAAATTTGGGTGCGCGATCAAACCAACACGCTCCGACAGGTATGGGGTGGCTTGGCGGGTGGCGGTGCGGCTCCGCTCGCTGTCACGACCAATCCTAGCGGCGTGGCTGGCGCTATGAGCAGCCCTACTGCACGTCGCGTTTTCACCAATACAACAACTGCGGAAGCAACCGGCGGCGTGGTTCCTTACACATATGTATGGGGTGCAAGTGACGGCGTAATGTCGGCGGATTCTCCGACTAATAGCACTACTACCTTTTCTGCGACCTTGGAGGCCGGAGAGTCGTTTAGCGAAGGCTTCGCGTGCACTGTCACTGACGCACTTGGCAACTCTGTGCAATCCGACCCTGTCACGGCAACCGTGAGCAATTTTGGAAGGCAGCTCAATGGCTAGCTACACGGACATTGTCCTTGACGATTATAAGCGGCCTATCCCTGAAGCAACCGTAACTCTGTTTTCAGAGAATGGTTTGGTTCAAATTGCGCAGACGCAAACGGACGTTTCCGGCAGGTTTTTGTTTGCCGCATCGGACGATGTGTACACGCTTCAGGTGGGCTACGGCGGTGTAGTCGAGCGTTCCACCATCGTTATCGGCAAGCCTGCGCAATTTAGGGGTGAGCCGGGCGGTGTAGTGCCAAGCCCCACTTTCGCCGAGCTGCAAGCGCGTATGGCTGCTGGCGAGGCGATCAAGATCGCCTGCTTCGGCGATAGCGAAATCGACGGCTACGGCACGTCAGGCTATACCAAAAACCCTGTTGGCCCTGGAAGTATCTTCGACAGCCCGGCGCTGGGCAACATCGACCATGAGGGTACGGCGCCCAACGCATGGCCTGCCAAGCTGAAAGCCAATCTGCGGGAAGCGTTCGGCAACAATAACATTCAAGTTTGGAACGCTGGCTATCAAAGCAAGATGGCCTCAGACGGTTGGGCCATCGCAAACTACGATGCCGCGGTGACGAACAACCCATATTATGGCAGACCCGACGTTTGTTTCGTACTCTTCGGCACCAACGATCAGACACACAATTACACCGTGAGCCAGTTTATCTCGCAGATGCGGCTCCTGCTGAAAAAGATCATTGGCAATGGCACTCTGCCGATTTTGCTGTCGGCCAATCCTTGCCGCGAGAACACCTCGCTAGACGGCGCCTCTGGCCTCGCCATGTTCCAGCAGTTCGACACCGCAAAGCGCGGATTGGCTGTCGAGCTGGGCATTCCCTTCTTTGACACTGGCGGTGAAATTAGCCGCTGGCTGGAGCAGAACGAGGACGGGTATTCGTGGTATCAGACGCAACCCGATGGCGTCCATCTCGGCGATGACGGGCATGCTTATTGGGCGGGATTCCTGACCTCCTGCCTGTTCCCTGGGACGGTATGCGTTCAGGACTCCACGCCGCTCAACCTTCTCAACTACGATCCGCGAACGGCTTCCTTGGTATCGGTCGCGCAGCCAGCGTACTCGACGGCGCCTTATCCCCGCCTAGGCGCCAACCCTACGCCGGATGGATTGTGGACTGCAAGCCAGCCTGTGATGACGGCATGGCTCTGGAACGAGCAGCCCGATTGCTCGCTGGTGTACCGTACTAACGTCAACGACGGTGTGGCTGTGCGTGCCAATAGCCCGCGCATCCAAGCAAGGGAGTTTGTGCGCCGTTCGACCTATTACGACAAACCCATCGACAACAGCGGGCTTCAGTTTCCTGCGGTCTATAAGGGAATTGAGCGCCCGAGCATTGTCACCCGCCTGAAGTATGGGCTGAACAAAGTTACCTTGCTTGCCCCATCCGTTGTCCAGACAGGGTTTACGTTCGGATATTTCCAGTTGTGGCCTAAGTGTCGGGCAGGGTGCAAATCCACGCCGCTACTTTATGGAGACGTGCCGCAGTCGAACGCCTTAGCTTCTACAGGTTCGCTCTATCGGGATGCCAGCGGAACGACCGGTATCACCATGCAGCTCTCTGGAGAATCTCTGGACGGCAGCAATGTTGTCTGCTTTGGCGGCGACGATCGCCGAAGCACGCTGCTTCTTGAGCTACAAATGGACAAAGGAACCGGCTTTTTCCTGCTTTCGGGAGAGGGGTTTGTAAACTCCACAGTCAAAAGGGTTGGCGTTCAGATTTACCGGAAGGGGGATATAGTAACCCCTTATTACTACTCGGTCGACACTGGGGGAGTGCTGAACAACGATCCATTGTGGGGCTCCGCTGGAGGCGCCTGGGCCTATACGGGTGTAGCCAAGTTGCGGATTGATCTGTTCCGCGACCCCTCAACCGCTGCGCAGCGGATCATAGCCTACAGCGACTGGAAGGGCTCAACGGTCATCTTTGATGCGTCTGGCGGCGTGACAACCGACATGATCCCCGTTGCCGGATATTTTGGCGATCTGGTGAGCAACGCCGACCAGTTCGGCGATCAGAACGGTATCATTGACGTGCAAAAGGCCATAATTCAGCACAGCTAAAGTGACCCGTGCCGGCGGTATCCGGTCAAGGAGAAAAAGCATGAAGCTGAACGAAGAGGTCAAGCAGTTCATTCGCGAGGAGATCGCGCGGCAGCTTGCGGCACAGGGTGGTGGCTTTACCACTGCTGACGACGACAGCGGTGGACATGGCAACACGCCCCCGCCTCCGCCCGCCACCGATCCGACGCCGATCACAGGCGGCTGATGGATACGCTGCTCTACGGTGGCCTGTGTGCGCTCATGGTCGAGCTAGCGCGCTGCACTCCCGTGGAGCAGCGGCAACAGGCCATTCAAGCATCCGCGGTGCTGTGCGCCGTATGGGTGTTGTACAGCCTCGCATGGTATCGCCCGATGGCTCCTTCTCACCTGTTGCGTGAGGCGGGAGTTGAGACCAGCCACGAGGATATGTGGCTTCTGGCCGATGCGTTGGCCGGCGCTGCTATTCTCGGACTGGCTTTCGAATGGCGGTGGTCATGGGCCTTGTGGGCGCTGCTGTTCGGACAGGTTATTACCTTGTCCGCCAGCGTGCTTACTGGGTGGGAATACGCGGATTACTCAACAACCCTGAACCTGCTCTTTTTTGGACAGATAGCGGTGTTCGCCGTCATAGGAGGGCGGGGCTTTGTGGATCGTTGCAATAGGTATCTTGGTCGGCTCCGCTTTCGTCGCCGGCCGACTGTCTCGCAAGTGCTGGGAAAACGGCGAGCATGAATGATGACAACGCGTTGATGCGATTTCTGTGGCCGCTGCTTGCCAGTTTGGCGGGCGCGGTCACGGCGCTGTCTCTGCGCCCGTGGCAAGGCATGAGCCGCGGTGAGGTCATTCTGGCCGTGTTCGTTGGCGCCAGCTTTGCCTATTTCGTCGCGCCCTGGGTCGTGTGGGTGATGTTCAAAGACGGTCCGGTTCCGATCCGGGCGTTAGGAGTAATCTACTACGGCATGGCCTCGGGGTCCAATGCCTTGATCCCGCTGATTATCAAAAAGCTCGGTAACCACCTTGGCTTGCGCGAAGGAGAGGATAAGTGAGCTGGGCAATCCTGAACATCGTTATGGGCGCGCTGGTGTCGATGATCCTCGCCTACAAGCTCGGCGCTATCCCGCAAAAGTTCAACCGCTTCGAAACCTCCGGCATGGCCATCACCGCGGCAAGCATGGTGCTCACGGTTGGGCCGATCCTTGGGCGGGCGTATCACTTCACATCGCCGTTTGACGATTGGAGTGTGACGCTTACCCGGCTTGGCCTTTTGCTCTACTTTATCGGACGGCTGCTTAGGCACTGGCTGGCGAATCGTGCGGCCAATCACGAGGCTAAAGCGCATCTCAAATCACGGGGAAAGCTATGACCCAAGCACTCACCGCTACTCAAGCTGCCGCGCTCGCCATGGTCGACAAGGACCTAGACACTGACGAAGGCGTGATCCCTTACGCCTACACTGACAATCTGGGCTACTGGACGATCGGCCGCGGCATTCTGATCGACAAGCGGAAGGGCGGAAAGCTCTTCCCCGAGGAAATCGCGTTCATTAATCGCAATCGGCTGGGCATGTTGCTCGCTGGCGTGGTTGAGGAACCCTGGTATCCCGCCGTGGCAGGTGATCCGGTACGCCTCGCCGGTATTCTCAACATGCAGTTCCAGCTTGGAAGCGGGAGTGACGAGGCATTCGCCAACTCGTTCCGCTACATCGCTGCCAAAGATTGGGCCAACGCGGCCAAGAACCTACGGCAGTCGCTGTGGGCGAAGCAGACGCCAGCCCGAGCAGAGCGGGTCATTCGGCTTATTGAGACAGGAAAGCACGCATGAGCGACAACAACGAAACCGCACAGGTGATCGTCAACGCGGACCCGACGTGGGACCAGATGATGTCGGGCCTGCGCTCGTTCATCGTTGCGGGCATGGCGTTTGCTCTTGGCCGTCACTGGATTGAGGGCGATACGGCCACCTTTCTGGGCGGCGCAGTCGCATTTAGCACGGTGCTGATAGGTCAGTTGCACACTCGCCATCGCGCCAAGCAGCTTGCCAACATCGCCAGTGACCCGCGTGTCCCTGATGCTGTTGCTATAGTGGCGAAGTAGGCGGCGGATTGCGCGCTGCCGCTCGCGCGTCTAAAACAAACCCCAGAACCATTTGCGGAAGGCAAAGACGAGTTTTGGCTCCCATAGTTTAGCAGAGGCACCGCACAATCCGTCGCGTCCTCGCGCCTGTTTAGTAGGAATGGCTCCGGGAATGACCAAGCCATTTTCATTGCTGTTTCTGGCTTCTTGCAGAACCGCCACGGGCGATCGGCACCAGAGACCAAACCCTAAGGTCGAGTAACCCGGCTCAGGGCCTTGCGCCCATCTGCATTCCAGGCAGCTTGCACCAGCCTCTTTGCGCAGAGCCTCTACGCGCTCAAACGCAGCCTCTATTTTTTGAATTTCGTCCATTACTCGCTCCTTGCGTGGAGCGGCTCTGTCGGTTAGCCCGAAGTCGGGCAGCGCGTCACAACCGCGTATGTCCGCCGGGGCGAGCGTCCAACTCGACCCCGGCTCCTCGTCTTTCCGCCTGCGCTGTGTTATTGTCAAGCCAGCAACAGGAGAAACGAAGTGAAGCTGTTTGGCATCAAGATCGCCGGCAAGACGCTCAAGGCAGTCCTCCTGCCCGTCGCCACGGCTGTCGTTGTGCATCAGGTCACTACCGGCAAGCTCGATGTGAAGGGCGCGGTTCTAGACGCCCTGCAAGGCGCGCTGGACAAGCGGAAGGCGTGAACGCGAACACACTGGCCTGCGCTATCTCAGCGCGTGCCAGTGACGCTCTGGCGAGCCCCTATGCCCTTCCTGTGTATGTAGGAGCACGCGTCGCAGCGTGGAGGTGGCTACCAGCCGAGTATATCACGCTGTACCTATCCGACTTCGCCAATGCGGTGCTGATCCTGATGGCGGCGGAGCAAGCGCGACAATCCCGGAAGCTGGAGCGCGAGGTGGACGAGCTAGTGCGTGCTACGGATGGAGCGGATGATAGGCTGGCCAACGATTGATGCTGCGGCGAGCGGCGGTCCATATCGGACTTTCCCAGCAACGGGTTTCGACTTGCGAGGCAATCGGTTGCTCGATCGCATCTAAGCCGCCCGCCGCAGCCCGTTCTAGTTACCACAGCCCTTCCCTACCCTCAACACCTGATTACCCAACGAGCGGCGAAGGGTACGGGGCGTCATGCTGGAAACATGTCGGCTATGGCTGCGGCTTGTCGGGCGCGCGCCTGGATTCCGGCACGGCGCATCGGAGCGTCGTAGCGGTTGTGGCATTGCTGGCAGGCGTGGAACATGCGTTCGATGCTGGTTTCCTCCAGCGGCACACCGTGTTGGTGCGCCAGCGTCAGAACGACCTTTGAGCCTGTCGATGGATGCGGCTGCCCGTTCAGCGCCGCGCATCGACCGTCCTCGTGATCTAGGCCGCATCGTCCGTCGCACTCGCACCGGCCCCCGCTGCGCACGCCAGCCTCAGCCACCATCTGCCGCCACGTCTTAGGGTAGCGGGCGCGGTTCTCAGGACGGATCGGCATTACCTCACCTCCCCCTCCCCGCAGATCGGGCGCGCGAAGGGGTGTCGACCCAGAACACCGCGTTGGCATCCCGAACCGCCCGCTCCATGCGGCTGGCGATCATGGCCCACCAGCGGCGACGGCGGGCGCGGTTGTTGCCGGTGCGGAGGCGGGTCATGTCACAATCTCCAAAAACACATCGCCATCTTCAGCTACAGGCAGACACCGCCACACCGCGTCACCGATAGCCTCACGCAGTGCTTCGGTCATATCCACTTCTGCGCTTGTTTCAATGCGGATGGTGAGGTGGTGGGCGTGCAGCGGGATAGGCGGCTGCTCGTCCTGTCCCATCCCGTTGAATGTGTCGGTCATTGCTCGTTTCGATCGCGCACGGCGGGCTGTTGTTGCGTGTTCGCCAACTCCAACAGCACGTCGGCATGGCAGGGCTGGCCTAGCGGGCACCAGCAGGCTAGGTTTTTGCCGCGCAAAGGTTCCGCCCACTTCCCGGCCTGAAGGCTGTTCCAAGTGTCGGCATAGTACCGGAAACATGCAACAGCCTCGGCAACATTGCCCACCTCGGACGGTAGCGCAGTGCTGAATTGCGAGGCGTTATCGCCGACCTTGAACGGATTACCCCACCGCCCCGGTCGCGCAACGCTAACCGTGTTATCTGGCATCCGCCAGCCTTTTTTGCGCGAAAGCTGGACTCGCACAGGTTTGTTCACGACTTCCCCTCCCGTTCGATCCGTGCGGCTTCCTCGCGCTCAAGCGACAGCTCCGCATGGCGCAACAGCCAGTACGGGTGCGCTTCACCGGACAGCACCTTGTCGGCTTCGGTGTGGTTGCCGGAAGCGCGGTAGCGGGCTGCTACTGCTTCGTGGGCGGGGGTCATTGGGCACTCCTGCGCTTCAGCTTCAGCACCTCGTCGGGGTCAGTCCCGAATGCGCGGCACAGCGATTTGGAGTAGGTGCTGCCAAGACCAAACAGGTGCATGACGCAGACCCAGCGTGGCTCTGGCTGGCTGACATGACGTGGCTTCACATTGCGGACAGCGCGACCGAGCAGCGCGTCGTTCGACACGTCATCGAATATCTCGCTCATATCGTCCTCCGGATGCACCGGTGTTTCCGGCCCATGCTGTCGGTGAGGTGTTCGGGGTAGTGGGAGGCTGCTGCGATCTGTGCTTCAGTCATGGCGATGCCCTTCCGGGCCCGCGCTGTCGCCTTCGGTCGAGCCCGTGCCGGTCTCGCCGGCTTCGCCGCTTCCATCGCTATCGCGGAGTAGCTTGCGCGCGGCAGCCATCTCCACGCTGTTGTGGAAGCCAGTGTCCGCCAATGACGCGACGAGGTTACGCAACCCGTCTTCCAACGCCCACATGCGCGCCTTAACGCTGTCTACGGAACGGTTTGCCCACTCGATGGCGTAGGTGCGTTCGCGGGCTAGCTGTTCGATGGAGTCGGCGGCATCCTTGGCCATTTGCCCACCGACGCTACCTTCGTGCGCAATGTCCTGCAAAGCTCGCTGGTCGCGAAAAGCAGCCTCCCAGTCGGGCGGTGGTCCCTTCCTAGTTTTAGGAAGCGCCGCGAACCCGGCCAGCCGTTCGGCAACGGCGAACATGAACTGGCAATACTCGGGATCAAGGTTCTCCCGAGCTTGCATCCGACATTGAGCCGCCATGTCAGCCGTCGAGAGTTCCGAAAACCGACCGGACTTTTCCCGCGAAGGATCGAAGCGGGAACCGCCAAGACCCGCAGGGGCTTGGTCCGCAGGACGAGAGCCTGTCCCCGTCAGGGGCGCGACAGAACCGGTCACAATCCTTCCCCCTTCCCTAAAGGTAGGGACATGGCAGAGCGCCTTGAGCGTTCAGCTCGCGCCAACTCTTGTGTCTCAGGAGAAGCTTTGCACGTTGGGCAAGTACGCTTTTCGTGCCTGGCACTGCTCGCAATAAGCCCACCGCAGCACGGGCAATCGTAGCCGTTCATATCTACTTCCCTTCGGGGGGCATGGCAGAGCGGATGGCGGTGGCGATTGCGATGGCTGGGGTTGCCATGGCAGCACCCCACGCCTCCGCGTGCTCGTCAGCAATGACTGCGGCTTTCTCCATACCCCGCCGTTCTGCTTCCTGTTCATGGGTGAAGATTGCGTCGACCGCAGACCGCAGCGTGGGCAGCGCGTCGACGGCAGCCGCAGACAAAAGCGCTCGCGCCGTATCGCGTTCGTCGTTGGCTAGGCGTATTTCAGCGTCAGCTTCAGGGCTGTAATCGGTGTCGTATTTCACCGTCAGGGCGCGCCGATGTTGGACCGCCGCCTCCGTGCGATTCATGAGCGCCCGCAACCGCTCAACCAGCCCCGCGATCTCGGCAACCCTATCAGGGCTGTTATCTGAGGGGTTCATGCGGAGCCTCCTTGATCGAGCCACCGTCGCAAGCGGAGATAGGTTTCGACCGATGGCGGCAGTTGCTTTTTAGCCACCCGATGTATGCTAGCCTGGTCTACGCCGATCTGCGTTTGCAGTTGGCGCAAAGACAGGTTTGCCCGCGCCATCGCCAAGCGGACTTCGAGCGAGAAGGCCCCCGCGTCGAACAGGGCATCACCCGTCATGCCGCAAACTCCGCAGCGCGAGCGCGAAGGGCCGCAGCGGTCTGCTTTCGCCGATCTGCGCATCCCAAGCGATGATCGGTCCAGTCCCACGCAAGATGCGTGCTTTCCCGTCCCGAGTGGTCGGTATAGATGACCTTCGTACCGGCCGCGTTTGCCCGGATCGCGATGAATCGCTTGTCTGGCCTGAACAGCGCAATCTCGACAAGAACATCGAGCGCGTTGTCGTTGTGGCCCGCTGCCTCCACACGCTCCGCAAGCTCAATAAGCTCTGCCCGGTTCATACGGACTTCCCTTCGTCGCTGCTCTGCGTCTGTGGGGATAGGGCGGACATCGGCGTAACAACCAGCGCGCGCCGGGCCGAAAGGTCGCCGTTGGTGCCGCCCCAGAAATACTCGCCGCTCTCGATTACGTAGGCATCTTGTTGGCCGGCCTTGCTCGAATACTCGCTCTTGAAGCAGAGCATGCCAGCGTAGCGAAACAGCCCCGGCGGGCAGTCAACAAACGCGCACGGCTCTCCGGCTTCCAGATCAGCTACGCGATCTCCCTGGAGTGGAGAGGCGGGGGATGCGGCGATCATGGCAGACCAGACGTTTGCGGCGGTTCTATCTCCAAGCCGCATAACTCCATCAACGGCCCCAAGCATTTCCTCGGTAGGCTTGCGCGGCACCAGCGCCCAATCAGTCATGCTCTTCCCTCCCTTATTTTCAGCATTCGTGCCGCTTGTCGATTGCGATGGCATGTTCTGCACTCTCGTTGTCCGTGTGGATGTAGGCGCATGTTGTCGCCACTAAGCGGATGGCCGCGCTTACAGTGTGTCTGCCGCATATGCGCGTAACGACCCCGCTCAAACATCTCGCGGTTGTTTTCTCGGATTGTACCCCAACGCAAATGGGAGGGATTGCGGCACGGCGGGTTGTCGCACGAATGCAAAGCACAAAGCCCTAACGGACGTTCATGCCCAGCAATGACAAGAGACAGGTGCGTGGCTCGTTTGGCGCCTAACATGCCATAGCCCTTTGCTGCACGAACCCCTGTCCACAGCCAGCATTCATCGGGACCAGCCTTCGCTACCTTGCCCCAAAACTTCTTCGCGGTTACATCGTCAATCATCAGGTCGGCGCTCCTTGCCGTTTGGGTGACGCTGGCGGGGTCGAATACGCCGCGTCACCACTGACTATGACACCCTTGGGTTCTTGTCGCAAGAAGAACCATCCGACGCATCGGCAGTGCCTTGATGCTCGGAGAGGGCGGCGAGGATGCCATCGGACTTCGCCAGAATGCGATCTGCGATCACCCGGCTATTATCGAAGCTGACGACCTTGCCGAGCACAGCTAGGCAGGCATCGCGCACCTCGTCAGCAACATGGCCGTGAAGGTCCGCACGTTGCGCATCCCCGCTATAGGGAGAACGGGGCTGGGCGACTGCCGCGAGCGTCGCCAAGATCATTTCCGCGTCGGTCCAAACCCATTCGGTCATTGGCATCCGGCGAAGGTGCGCGAGCAAGGACGCGGGGTCCTTGGCGCACGATGGAGCAACCGGCAGAAGCCAAGGCAACGTTTCCGGCTTCTCCTCCCCGATCGTCGGCGCATTGCCTTCGGGGTTGGCGAGCAGGGCCTTGAGGTCCGCGACTTTCACATCCAGCGACCACTCGTTCGGATCAGCTTCTCGGCCGCACATCGCCTCATGCTCGCCTTCCAGGTCGGCAATCATGCCGGCGACACGATCCCGTGCTTCCTGTACGGTGCTCATGCTGGCACCTCGCGATAAGTGCGTGGCCACGGGCAAGGGATGCCATACCCGGCGAGCGGATCGGGCATGCCCAACGCCCTCAGCATCACCTCTTCATATGTACGAGGCAGCCGCGTCCATGATGGATGTGTCGGGCTCATGATGCCTGTTCCTTATTTGCGAGGGTGGCGCGGGCGCGGCGGAGTGCTTCACGGCCAGCATCGGCGATCACGTAGAAGTCGTCGCCGGGCATGCAGGCGCCATCGGGGTTGTCGTGAACCTCGGGATCAAAGTCCGTCGAAGTGACCAATCCCGCCTTCGTCGCGCAGATGGTGACCAAGTCGTTGACCTCGATCTCCCACTGGCCATCCGTGAAGGCGTCCCACAGCGTCGAGAATATCAGCGCGCCGAAGTCCGCCAGCTTGGTCTGGACCTCCAGCGCCTCCGTCAGTTCTCTAATGCGAGAGGATTGAGCGGCTTCGGTGGTGAGGCGGTGGCGAGCGAAGGCTTGGATGAGGTTGCCCCCATCGCCCTCGTCTTCGCCAAACCGAGCGCCCGCCTTCTTGTCCTTTACGGCCACCATCAGCTTGTCGAGCATGGCATTGTGAAACGCCTTCACGGCATCCCGATCCGCCTGCGTTACAGGCAACATGTCGCTCATTTGCGCGCCCTCTTGTTCTGATAAGCGTCGACCACGACGGGCGTGTGGTAGTGCGGCTTGGTTTCGCCGCAGATTGGGCACGCAAAGCTACCCGTCTCCTGTGTCACCACGGCCTCCCCCTCAGTCATGGCGGGCCTCGCGAGCTGAAAGCATGGCGTCGGCGTATTGGTAGGCGAGAGTCGCTGCACCGGCTTTCGCCTCAATCGTCCAGCTAAGTTCGCTGGTAACGTCACGGTTTCCGCACAGGCCGCACAACGCCTGTCCCGCGTACCAGTCGCGCAGGGTCATGCCGGGCTGCTCATGCTCAAACGACGTGAAGCGCCCACGCGGAAACGCTGGCGGGTTCTCCGGCTTGTCAGTCATGGCGGGCCTCCGTGCGTGCGATGGCGGCGGCCTCGCGGAGTTTGGCGACCACCTCGGCTTGAGTGCGCTCGGGAACGTCGTTCCAGTCAGACGCGGCGGTCCCAACGGTAATCTCGAACGCATTCATCGCGTCTCTCGCCAAGGGATTGATTACCCAAGGATCAACGGGATTGTGGCCGGCCTCTTTCGCGATTGCGCCTAGCACGCACCAACAAGCTGGCTTTCGAGGTGCAACCAAGTCGCCGTTATGGCATCCGGATGCGGTTCTGCTGAAC